TATTTTAAGTCATCTTCTAAAGGTTTTACTATTACATTTTCAAATCCAGATGATCTTAAATCTTTTGCCATGTCGTATGCTTTAGTTGTAGCATCTCTGTCTAAACATATATATAAATTTTTATATGGTTTTAAATGTGACTTCTGTACTTCTTTTAATTTAGTACCCATGATTGCAATACCAGTTAATATATTAGATACTGCACAAGCTGAAGGACAATCTTCTACTATCACTGCATCATTACAATCACCACATTTAAATGGTACATCCTTGTTACCATACATAAACCATTTAGGAAAATCTTTTTTAGTCAATGCTCTACCTACTGCACCAACTATCTTATGTGATATTCTATTTTTAACTAAGAACACAACTCTGTTTTGCTTTACATCATACTTAAAATCTGCTCTGCCCCATGACCAAGACTCCCAGCAATTGTTATTAGATAACCAACGCATGGCCTTTTCATTTGAATATATTGATTGAAAACTATCTGGTATTTTAAATTCTATATCTTCTATGTGTAACGCTTTGTTACCATGGAATACTCTTTGAACGTATTGCATATTCTTTTCCCCCTCTTGTTTACCTTTTGCACTACATGATGCGTGAAAGCAGTACCACCCTATTTTATTTTCAGTTGTATCTATAGACAGTGTGTTTCTTCCATTACAGAATGGGCAATCCATTCTCGTTTGAGTTTCGGATGGTATGCTTAAACCTTTGATAACTTCTAGTTGCTGTCTATAATTCAACCTGCACTTCCTCGTATGTTATTAAGTATCTATCTGGGCTAACAAATTCATTAGCCTCTACTTTCATTAGATTATGATTTAGATAGTACGCTACGTTATTCTCTATTTTTTCTATTGTTGGTTCTTCTTCGAATGGTATTATCGCTACTGCCTCTATCCCTAGTCCTGTTAATCTTACTTTGTATTTTTTCATCTTCTTCCCCCTTATCAGAAAAGTTGCCTTTTGTCAAATTTTTTTTTAACTCTTTGTAATATTTAGGATGTTTAAACTCAAACATTAACTTTTTTCCTTGTAGTTACTCGTTTATATTTACCATACCATGATGTATCTCTACCATTTTTCTTGCACCATTCATGATGGTTCTCTAATATTTTTCTTATCTGGCCTCCGTATCTTGTCCTCATAGTTTACCTTTTCTTTCTTTTCTAGATACATATGGTAGTCTAAGCATTTGATTACTTACATTACCTTTCTTACTTGTCCAAACAATTAAAACATTATTGTCATGGTCATTTGGTTTGCCATCATATTTCTTTATGGCCTTCTTTAAACTCATAGCTTCAATATGTTTTTTATCTCCACCAGTTCGTATGAATGTATATTGTTTCATATTTTTTTTACTCCGTGTTATCATTTATTAAATTCTTTTACTACATCTTCATCCCATAAGTCAACTGAGAAAGACTTACCTTTTAAATCAAATGAAAACTGTGTACCCATACCATCAAGGTATTGATCTTGCCCATTTAGTTTGCCACCTAATTCTTTTATGATTGTTTGTATTAGTATCTTTGCTATTTTATTTTGTGTCATAATTATTTTTTAATTTTTGATTTTAAATTATTTACAGCTATCTTGTAAAGCTGTTCAGGTCTTTCAGTTCTCAACTCTATGCCGTCTGCTTCTAGTTTATCTAATAAATTTAAACCTTCGACAATACCTTGTGCCGTATAAATGTTATCACAGAAACAAACTACATTTTGTTTTCCATTCTGCAAATCATACATCACTGCATTTTTATTTGCATAATAGTTACCTTTGTAACTATCTTTAGTTAGCATATCTTTTGTTATGTATTGATCATCAAGTATCATTATTTTTATCCTTATCCTCACAGTATTCAGTTAAAAAAGTATCAACAGATGAAGCTGTGTCATCATCTATATCTGTAATGGTATCTGTATACCAAGTACCATCTGGTCTTTCCATTGTTGCAACTATTGCCCAACCTGTACATTTATGTTTCATTAGTGTTCCTTATAACTTACTTGTTTAATTGATCGACTCCAACAGGCACGACAACTACCACACTCACCATTCTGTTTTGGTGCAGGACATTCTCTACCCTTGTGTCTTTTATCTTTGTGTACACCAGATGTCCACTTCCAAAACTTAGGGGGCGGACTATCTACTTTGATTGCTGATACACGCAAACATAAATTCTTTGGTACATCTTCCTCTTTAACCTTATCTACTATTTGATATTCTCTAGTAGCTAACCAATATCTTATATGTGGTGTAAGTTCACACACCTCAAATATCTTCATCAAATGTGAAAAAGATTGTACATCTCCAGAGTCAAACCATCTGTGGTATCTCTTTGATTTTGTTATGTTTTTATACTTTATGGTTAGTAGTTCTGCCATATAATCTACCCACTCTGGTAACTCTATAGCTTGATATCTCTTTTCATACATAGCTTTGACCATAGGGAATACATAACAGCCTTTACCTGCATAGCATTTATTACAGATAGTTCCTTTTTGTAATGCTAACTTACTACCTGTCACACAATATTGTATGGGTATACCCCACGCATACGAGGGCATCTTACTAGGTTTAGATAGTGTACCTATCTTACCTTCTATTAATTTTAATCTTGATTTCATATCTTTAACTCCAATTTTCTTATTGCAAATCTTAACTCATCTTTTGTTATGTGTCCAGATTTGTATCTGTCTGATAGTGTATTATATAATTTTAATATATGATCACGAGTAGTACCAACACAATCACAAGTCATAGCACAATCTCTAGTATAAAACCAGTTTCTAGCTTTCTGTATCTCTGCTATAGATAGGTTATGTCCTACACCTAATTCAAATGCATCCTCAAATTTTTGCTGAATAACAGCGATCCATATTTTTTCTTCAGGCGATCTTGTCCTCGTCTCAGTAATTGCTTTCTCCATATTACCTCTGTAATTTTATACCATGCGTTGCACAGTAATATTTTTTATTGATTATTATATCTGCTTTGGAATCACATAGATAACATATTTTTTTTCTTTGGTCAACATGACGCATTGAATTTTGATCCAATCTGTGATATGATTCCCTGTCGTTGCAGGGGGGGTTAGTATATACCCTATAGGTTTTATTCAGTATCTTCTTTCCATGGTTTTCTTTTAAGTAATCTTTCAAGGTGTTCTCTCTTTCTTCTTTTCTTATCAACATAACTTAAAACTTTGTAGGCTATAAGGGCAATCACAATAAGGGCTGATATGTTATATATAAACATACCAAGCCCATAATTAAAAGTTATCATATTAATTTAAAAACTTTAATGCCCACTTAGCCGTTATTTGATCAGGGTTAAGTAATAGTTTAAGTCCACTAAACTTAACTCTTTCATACATAACTACAGAGATTGTTTCACCTTGTAATTTAGTAACAGTATAAACAGATTTACCTACACTAAACCAGAGTAACCTATCAATAGAAATATTTGTGGGTCTTCTAAATTTATCTAGGTCATGTGCTAAGATATAATGTTCTGGGTTCGTAGTTCTCTTCTTGCCTTTACGTTTGTACATAGTGCCGTCTTCCTGCTTCCAAGTCTTTCTATCTTTAAGATCAAACTTACCAACCCTATAACTACCATCTTTTTTAATAAATCCTGCACGGAATTTCTTAGCTTTGGTTTGAGTTAATAAGGTGTACAGTAAATGAGGCACGTTGCTTTGGTGCATATTTGCGTATGTCATACTATCCTTATTGTTGATTAATTTGTATTCGAGGTGTTAGTCGTGTAGCGGATCACAGTAACTCATAGATGATCAATCTATTACTCGCCTCTTATCACACGCCTTCCTTGACCGCATCTAACACCCCCCTTGATTGTGTAAACAAAAAAGGGCAACCAAGTCTCCCTGATTGCCCTTACATATTATAATATAAATTAACTTACGTCAATCTGTATTGACAGGTTCTACTTCAGGCTTCTGAAGTTCTGTCTGTGGTACTGGCTGAGTAGTAGGTAGCACCATTTGATGCTTCTCCCACATAGCCGTATCACTGTTCCAATAAGTCAATGCTTCTTTGGCCTTCCTCAATTCATATAATAATTCTTGAGTAGGCTCTCCATGATTCTCAATCAAAGCAAGACAGTTAATAAGTTTCTTACGAAATGTCCTCTTCCATTTAAGTTCATGGGAAGTATCAATTATTGGTTTGTCATTTG